GCACCTCCAATCGGCGATGTTACTGCGGCAGTGTCACAGAGCGCCAATAACGAAATGAGCGCTATGCAACGGCATCTTGCGGAAGAAAATGAACCGAAGATCCCAGAGCACGACATGCAGTGTTTGGAATTGGTCAACAAAATTATGACCGAAGAACTCATCAAGGTGATCGAACCGGACGACCGCATCAGCGAGATCCGTCTGTCACCGTCGTGGTCAGAAACGACACGTGATCAGTTGATGGCACTGCTGCCGTCGCCTGTAGCCACAAAATTGAAAGCGTTTGTGAAAGGCCGAGAAATCATGCTGCCGGAAGATAAAAGGGCACGCATGATCGTGACGACCGGCCAAGAAGTGTCTGCAAGGGACACCGCTATAATCTACCCGGTAGAAAAACTATGGGTTAAGTGCTTCAAGCACGTCCAGTGCAAAGGGAAAACTGTTGACGCCTACAACGAACTTGTCGAGGAATACATGGACCATCTAGTTGAGAACCGCGAGGAAAACGACAACGGAAAGATTAAATTCTATTCGTCGGATTACTCAGCATGCGACTCAACCTGGTCATTTAAAGAACTCGGCATGACTACAAGGCTCATCTACATGGTCTACCAAGCATTGAACGGACACGACACCTGCGAATACGCTCTTACGAGTGTTATGGCAGACTATTTCGAACAACACGATAGGTCGATGCTCATAGAATTCAAACATTTCTTCGTCAAAGCCCCACTGTCGAAGTGCCATTTCTTTTCAGGATTACGCGGCACTTCATTGATGACAGAGATCGGCACGATGAGGATTGGGTTGACTGAAATAGCGCAATCCCACGGCTTCGAGAACGCTAGGCATGTTTTCGCAAGGTGGATTAACGGCGAGAAGATAGCTTACTACCGAATCACGTCATGCTTCGAAGGAGTAATGGACATGGCGAGGGAAGAAGCTGAGAACTGGTATGAACAACACATTCCAGACAACAATTCTTCTGTACCGAACGAACACCACCTCCATTTCAGGGATGTTGAAGCGGAGGTTTTGTCGATGAACAGTCGCATTGCGGATGACTTTGGAGACGAGGTCATCACCTCAACAGGTTATGCAACATGCCCATTGTTCGGCGGTGATGACAACGCCGGTGAATTCAATAGGTATTTGTACTTATCTGCGAGGCACATGGTCAACAACTACAAGAATAGGTACGGAAAGACCATAACTTGCGACCTTAGCAACGACACACTAGAAGTGTTTTCGTTATACCACCACAAGAATGCGAAAAAGGGTTGGGCACATTTTCCGAAGATATACAAGACTCTCGGAAGGCTATTAATTACGAACTGTGACCCTACTAACCCGATTGTTGATGGCTACTATCACCCACGCCCAGCAGAGTGTGCAGAGATAGCGACGATGCTACTAGAGAAAGCGTACACTCTGAAATCGATCGTTGGGATCCGGATGCTAGCGTTGAAGATCGCTGAGTATTGGGTCATACGCGCGATCGACATGGGCTATGGGATGACGAATCACGATTTCAGGTCAACGACTAGGTTAGATCTGATCGAAACGCCTTTGATCGATTTCTATTACGAGACAGTGAC